CATGCACTTGGCCGGGGGCGCGGCAGAGCAGCAACGTCTCGCCGTCTTTCGTGAGTAGCATGATGCCGGCGGCTTTGATCATCGGTGGCCCCTTATGTCCGGTGCCAGCCTTTCCCCTGAAACTTGTGGGAGCGGGGCTTGCGGACCGCAGCCGGCGTGAACGTCGCGCATCGGGACCGGCAGTTTACCGAGGCTGGCCTTTGACGCTGGCCGGACCCAGCGGTGGAGATGCTCCCGCCCGATGGGGTTGGATTACTTCGGCGGATGAACCTTCGGATCGGCCATATCGCGGCCCCGCCATTCGCTGATCGCCCGGCCATGCGCTTCCATCGCCCGGTGCAGTGCCGATGAATCGAGCTTGACGGTGGTGACGAGATTGGCATGGCGAGCAAGTTGCGCGGCGGCATCAACGCGGGCCCGGTCGGCGTCGGTCATGCGGCGATCCTTACGCGGGCTAGTTCGGTGCGGCCTTTTTCGGTCAGCATATCTTCGGGGATGGAACGGAGGTTGTACTTCCATTCGTACCAGCACCGGCAGTAGATAAGTTCTCCCGGCTTCTCAATCTCGTCAGTATAGCGATAGTCGCCCTTCTTCATCAGGCCAGCACGCATTGCCCAGTTGTCGCGAACGATGAAATAGTGATCCACGACATCGAAGTGCTTGTGGCGCGGTCTGTAATCGTAGTTTTGCTCCGCGAAATGGCTCCGCCAATGACCGGCCAACGCCCCGCCATCAACGGCGAGTATTTCAGAAAGGGCGGATGTTAGTTTCATTCCCTGGTCGATGAGAACTCGCCTCTCGGCAAAGGGCAGGCTCGCCAGCGGCCTCCTCACTTGCTCCTTAACCTCTCGCCGCTTCGCCACCTCGGTTCCGCCCGCCGGAATGCTTGTCGCCCACCCGCTGAACCTCTGGATGGTGTCGGCCACCATGCGCTCGCGGTTCAGCTTGATCAGTCCCGCGCTCGCCAGTATGCGCCGATCCAGTTCCGCCCGCAGTTTCGGCGCCACCTGGGCCAGCGTGAACCGCTCGACGCCGGGGTGGTATCGCAGGATGCCGCCGCGTTCGATCTGCGCCCGGTAGGTGGCGCCCAGCGTGTCCTTCAGGGCCTTCTCCAGAACGTGTGGCGGCGTCAGGGAGCGGAGCGCGGCGTCGCGGATTTGGCGGACCCAGAACTCAAGCCGTTCCTGGCTATCGTAGCCATGCTCCGTCAGGTCGGCGACAGCGGCGGTCAGCGTGGCGTAGAAGCCAGCGCCGCCGTAAAACGATCCTTCAGGCGGGGGCATGGTCGAGCGCGCGCATTCGGATCAGATCAAGATCGGCCGCGTTGTCAGTGCCCTCCGCGATGCGTTCCCACGCCGCAACGGCGTCAACGTCCAGGGGCTCATGCGGTGCTGATATCTCGGAATCACGATAGAGCCGCAGCAACTCAACGGCCGTCTGGCGCAGAGCCTGGGCAAGCATGGTCATCGACCGAAGTTGTGACGGGCTTGGGCTGCCGTATCGCCGCGGCGGCAGGCATCGTGATAGGCATGGATGCCATGCGGATCGGCGTCGGCGCGCGCCTCACGATACGCGGCGGCTACCGCCTGGGGTTGCGGATGGCCTGATTTCACCATCTCCTCGATGTTTCGCTTGAACCCAGGGCTGCCGACGGGGGCTTTTTCCAGCGGCATCTCACACCCCCATCCTCACCAGTTCCCGTTCGATCTCAGCCAGCCGCCCGGCGGCGGTAGCAATGGCCGCGAAGTCCTGCGTCGCCACCAGGCCGGGCCAGTCCGCCATCAACTGCGCCCGCTCGGCCCGCATTTCGGCGCCCAGGATACGGTTTGCCGCCAGTTGGGCATCGTGCGCCGAGAACCGGCCCTGGGCGGCGGCCAAGGCCGCGATGCGCCGGCTCCGCTCGACCGTCGTCAAGTCGCTCACTGAAGCGTGCCTCCGTTCTTGTGCATTGCCCCGGCGATCGCCGCGGCCAGGGCTGCGATCTGCTGGGTCTCATCCTTGCGGGCACGCCGGCCGGCGAAGGCGGCGCGGACCCGCTCGCCGATCACATCGGAATCCTGCGCGGCAAACGGCTTGGGTTCGTGCGGCTCGTGCAGGGTATCCATCTGCTGGGACGGCGGTTCGTATTCGGCCAGCGTCTCGTAGTCCAGATCGAGCGGAACATCAAACAGCTTGGTAAGAGAATTGAAGCTGTCGGCCATCCATTTGATCATGATCGTTCGATTCTGCCGGTCCATTGCGGGGAGCGCAATTTCAACCGCGGCGATGATTGCCTTGAGGCGAACGTCATCGTATTCCGCAAGCTTGCTATCCGGCTCGGTCAGCAGCGACGGCCATGTTGCCGTGAAGGCATTGGACCACTGATAGAACGCCGTCTCGTAATCGACGTCGCCATATTGCTCCGGGAACTCGGCCTGGATGGTGGCGTAGAACTCCGGGTTCCATGCCCGGTACTGGATGATGCGGTCCATCCAGGCATAGGACGGATTCATGTCGTCCTGCTCGTGCTTGACGTAATCGGCGACCGCCTTGGCGTCCTCGGTGCCTTCGTGGAAGTCGGAACTGAAAGTTTCCGACGTGATCAGGATAGCCGGCATCCCGGCGCCGCTGGCGATGTTGTCGAGAATGTTGGACCGCGACTCCTTCATCGCGCCGTTGACATTCATCAGGTTGAGACTCTCGATCCGTTCCTCGGGACTGATGCCGATGACATTGCCGGTCTCGGCATCCTTCACGATTTCCCGCTTGCGGCCGAATAGCTTCTGCATCGCGGCGTCGACGATAGAGCCGGCCTGCTTCATGGCGGCGACCAGAACGCCGGCCTTGCGGGCCACCAGGGCGTCCGTTCGCATCGTTTCGACGTAGGACTTGAGCGGGTAGAGCGTCCGCTGGTAGACCGAGCGGCCGACAAACCCGAAAGCCGAAGCCGTCCACTCCAGATAGATCGGCTCCTCGTTCAGCGCCACGAAGGAACGGCTGCGATGATAGGGGCGGCCGTTGACCGCGATGCCGGACGTCTTCAGAAATTGCGGATCGTTCGGATCGAGGTTGCCAACCAATGACCCGGCGGTGTTCAGCGGGTCGAAAACGTTGAAGGCGATCTTGTCTTTCCAGATCGTCTTGAAGTCGATGGGTTCGCCGGCCTGTTCGTCCTTGGCCGGCATCAGAGCAATCGAAGCAATGCCATAGATGCGTTTCAGCCGGAGAAGATTGAACAGGTGCTTGTCGCAATCATCAGCGAGCCATTGGTCAAGAAACTGGCGGCGTATCCGCTCCTCTGGACTTCCGGGGATCGCGATGACGCGCGGCTTTGACTGTGCCAGTCTTATCGGAACCGACGCGAGTTTTTCGCCGATCGGGTGGAAGCTATATATGGTTTTGCAGGTGGCATAGCTTGGCGAGTCGCCAGGCTGGATGTCGTCGGCCAGCAGCAGCCCGCGCAGCCCCTCGCCGAGTTCCGGGCCGTTGATGCCGATGAATGCCATTGCGCGAAGCCTCAGAATGTCTTACAAGTGCGGCATGAACGACGAAACTTACACTTTCCGTCCAGGCCCCGACTTCTGGCCACCCATCGACGCCTGGCGCCGCGCCCAGCCCGACCTTCCATCCCGCGCCGAGGCGGTGCGCCGGCTGGTGGCGCTCGGCCTCAAGGTGCCGGGGTATATCGCGGCAATCGAGGCGGGGGAGGCGAAGGGGTGACTCCCTATTCTGGGCTGCGAAGCGTCTCTCTTCCGCCCGAATCGAGGCTTGAAACGCTCGGTCGGCTGTGCATTTCTCTCGACACCATCAAAAACCGCCGCGCGCGCCGCGCGATCAAAGCGGAAATTAACCGCCTATGTCAAATGCACCTCGCCGAGGTGCGGACGGAATACGATCTTCACGATATGCTCAGAAAGGAACCCGCCCTGTGATCCTCATCATCGGCCCCGGCGCGCTGATCCTGCTGGCGCTGCTGGCCTTCAAGCCGGTCCGGTTCGTGGTCGGGTGGGCGCTGTTCCTGCTGCTGTGCTTCATCGTGTATGCGTGCATGTCGATGCCGCCGGGCTAGAACCCCTCACTATTCCCGAGCGACAGCGCAATGGAATATGCGAAGCAGTCCAAAAGATCGTCCTGCTGATCCTTGACGCCAAGCTGGAACCGGAAAACCTGCATCAAGAACTGGTTGCCGGTGCGGCCTTTGTATGTCTCGATCCTGCCGTATGCGCCCCGCGACACCTTCACGTCGCCGCGGTGGACATATCCGCTGACCGAGATTGCCCGCTCGTCTTTGCCGACCGACGTCAATGGAGATGGAATCGGTCGAGCCGGCCATCCATATCGCGCGGCCTGCTGGAGCAACACCATGCCGCTGGACTTGTCCTCGATCCATGCCCCAGCCGAACCCATGCGGGCACGATGCCGCTGGGCCAGCGTCTCCAGGTTCTCGAAAACCGACTTGAGCCAGACATCGAGCAGATCGCCCGATATCTGCTGAATGTCCCAATCAAGAACGATCAGGGGCGGCGCGACCCTCGGCGAATAGGCGCAATAAATGACGCCGGTCCCGTCGTGTTTTGCGCCAGTCTTGACGGCGGTATCAATGACACAGAAAACCGACTCGCACCACACCGGCGCGTCGATAGGCTGTCCGTCAACCAGAACGTTGTCAATATTGAAGAACGACGTTCCGGACGGGCGCGGCTCCTGTTGATACAGCGCCCCGAAGTCACGCTCGCCGATAGCCGTTCGGGTGGCCAGCAAGGTTTCCGCCGGATACCGCTCTGGCCAAAGCGCCTCATCGGCCGCACGGCCTAGCGGGTCATCAGCGGCATTGGCGAACGCTGGCAAGCAAAGCACTTCCCACTGGTCGCCGCCGTTCTTGGCTTCCTCCAGTAGCGTTCCGCCCAAGTCCTCCTCATGCCAACGAGTCATGGTCAGGACCACGGCGCCGCCCGGCATCAGGCGGGTGTAGGCGGTCGAGCGATACCAATCGAGCGTCGCCTTGCGGGTGACTTCGCTTTCGGCGGCGGCCCGGTCCTTCACTGGATCGTCGATGTTCAGAATGTCGGCGCCACGGCCAGTGATGGCGGTTCCGATGCCGGCCGCCACGTAGCCGCCGCCATGATTGGTATGCCAGCGGTCCTTGGCCATGCTGTCGGCAGCCAGGCCGATGCTGGGGAAGACCGCGCTGAACTCGGGCGTTGCCAGGATATTGCGGACGTCGCGGCCGAAGTCGCTTGCCAGGTCGGCGCCATAGCTGGCCGAGATGAACTCCCGCTCGGGATTGCGACCCAGAAACCATGCCGGGAAGTGACGGGAAACAAGTTGGCTCTTGCCGTGCCGCGGCGGCATCAGGACCATCAGGCGCTTGCAGTCGCCGCGCTCGACGGCCTCCAGCTTCTCGCAAATCATCCGATGGGCGGGAATGGTCCGATAGCGCGGCATCGTATAGGTGACGAAGCCAAGCAGCTTAGTTCGGGCGCTCTCCCGCCTCATCATCTCCTTCTTCGCCCATGCCGGCGCTTGCGAGTGCAGCCAATTCGTCGTCGGTGAATTCTGCTGGGGTGCGTCGGACATTGGTGTTGATGTTGGTTTGGATCGGTTTTCCGACAACCCGGTCGCCGAACTCGCGGGCGGCGGCGATGGACACGTTCAGGGCGGCCGGCGTTCCCGCCTCCTCACCCATCGCGATCTTGTTCAGCCGGTCAAGGTGCGCCTCGTGTTGCTGGCGGCGCAGCCACGCCTTCGATTGTGT